TTTGGAACGATTTTAACCATTTCCTGAACAAAATTATTAAGCTTTGTTCAAAATAGAAGTTTTCACTTTCTAAAAATGGTATTTCGTCAACCAGTTTCTTGCGTAAGAGCAAATCTATCTTTTCAGATGCTGCTTTATAAATCAGCTTCTGAGATTTAGACTTCGTTTTCCACTCTCCGACATCTCTTCTATAGAGTAGTGATTCATCGTCTAACCATTGTTTGACTTGAATAACTAGTCGTTTCAGAGAGGTCTCACATTGGACAATGAAGGCTCTAAAGAGTCTTCTTTGAAATTCTTCATAATCAAATTCTGGTCGATACCAGATCAATTTTTTGAAGATATCTAACTCATATTGCTCCCTACCCTCAAATATTGAGGCAGGATCAAATGGATTAGTCGCCAGTGTCAGAGATCTTTTTGGATCTCTTGTTAAAGAGGAAAGTGATAAAACGTCCCCGCATGTTAGGTTAAATTGTCGGAGAACTAAGCTGTTTAGCAGTTCTGGAAATGCATTAGCATTTTCCAATGAGGTAACTACCTCATCCGGTGGTACTACAGTCATCTCCATACCGTTATAGAAGACGCGCTTTGCGAATTCTGCAACATGTGGAGATCCTTGAATATCAGGAATTATATTCTTATCATTTTGAGTTTCTGTTAAGAAACCTTTAAAACGATTAGATTCTACTCCCTGAAGAGTTGAAACAACGAAACTATAAAGTTTCTCTGCTTTAACTGATTTCATAGCTATGTCATCACCGATTACTGCGTACAGGGTGTCTGATAATAGGTCCTCCTCTCTATCCATATAAATGTATATAGAGCGCATAATGATATGGTGCCACACGGCCAAAATTGGCCAAGACGATTTTAAACCCATCGGTTGACCAGTTTTATATAAAACTGTTCCTTCCGAATGTTTTTGAAATAGTCTTCTACAACAAATTATTGTCCATACTTGGGCAAAATCTTTGTTTGTTATATGTTGCACTATCTCCGCAAGGAGCATTATGGGGATACGATCAGTAGCAGCTGTAAGATCTTTAGATTGCACTCTTAATGAAGAGGGCGATCCAAAGGTAGTCCAGTATGATACTTTTTCGGATAAGGAGTCTTGGTCTTGAGTACCATCTTCTTTTTGGTCTTTTAACCAACTATAAAGTTGGTCATGAAAACCTTT